CTCCACGGGGATCGCCACTACCAATGATTCGGAACGTAGAGTTGCTTGGAACGTCAGTGATCTTCCAGATGCCATTGACCTGGAATGTCCCTGTAGCGAGAACCTCGGAAATGATCACTGTGTCTCCAACTACAAAGGCGTGTGGTGCAGATACTGTGATGGTCCTACGAACGTTGATTCCGACTATACCATCAATCACGTTGATGATCAACAAACCTGGGGCCCCAGAAACGGCAGCTCCACCAGTGAACAGTCGAATGTAATGAGTCCCAAACTCACAGACGTAGGTCTGAGTAACGGAGAATACGAATGGAATGAGTCGGGTCAGTTCGCTTGGATTCAGGTAGTTCTTTGTACGAGCAACCATCTGAGTGCCTGGTCGATTGGCTGCTCCACCTTGTGGGCGGATAATGAAATTCAAGCACTTCTTCAGTGCTGTTAAGAATCGAGCCAGGTCTGCTCTGCCATACAGCGCTGGAGAGACCTCACCAGAAGAAAAACTGTATTGAGTGAGTTTCATTATCGAACCTGTACTGAGGGTGACTCCTGCTCAGGATCCGGTTTCTCTTCATTTAGATTAGCAGCAGCCGCCTTGCCCCAACTGATCTCAGACTGTCGGCCCGCATTGTCGATCAGACGAAGCTCAGCCTGCAATGGAAGTCCGACCTCGAAGCCAAGTCTCCAAGCCAGTGCACTTATGAAGTCCGAAGGCCAAACTGCTGGGGACTCAGACTTGATGGTGTAGATCAACCAAGCGAACTCCAGATCAGTGAGTAGCAGCGTTTGTTCAGCACCATAGGCCAGACGGAAGGGAACCTTTCTGTCGATCTGAGAGAAATCCTCCATAGTCCAAAACTGATTCACAAACATCGATGACAACGCGAACCGAGCTCCTGAGTCATCAGTTACGATCCTAGCTTCAATGCAGTCCTGTGGGTATTGATAAACGAATCTCCACCCGGGGAAAGTAGCTTCGGACAAGGCGAGTGGTTGAGCTTGTGTAGCAAACGACCACAAGGCATATCGAAGTAGTTCATCACGAACCTGATTGAACCATCTCCGGCAGATCGAAGCTTCTTTGGATCGTTCATCGAAGTCCTCTATCTCCTTGCTGATGCCCACACGGGAGAGAGCCATGTTGCAGATGTCTGTTTTGCTAGTCGCCACTTTCCTCTCCAGTTGAGAAGAAACGAATCTCGTCTCTTCCAGGGAATCTAATCACTTGATTGTCGATCTCTCGGTCATACGCCCCAATAAATGGTAGCCAGATGAATGGCGGCTGATCCATGAAAATCATGAAGTACGGATTGTACTCGCTTGGCAGAGTTATACTGAAGATGTCCCCAACGTTCCTATAGACATCATAGATGTACCCTGCTCGATAAGCCCTGACCCGTACTGGGATCCTAAACGGAGAAGCACCCAGTACCTCGACGTGGCTTTCGATCAAGCCAGCTGATACGATTACAGCAACAGCGACACCGTTGACTGTAACAGTAACGGGGATGTTGCCAACACCCTGTGCAAAGAGCGTATTGAACCCCTGTACAGTTACCTGAACCTGAATGTTGCCAGCAGCCTGAACGACTGTTAACGTGGCTCCCTGAACAGTCACGAGGCTCTGGACAAGACCAGCAGCAGCGAATATGCTAGCTGCTTGGCCTTGGACATTAACAGCATTCTGTATTAAGCCAACACCAGCCCCGAAGACCGAACCTGCTGTAGAGCCTTGACCCTGAACAGAGACAGTGTTGTTGATGGTACCCGCGCCACTCTGAGTAATGACGCCAGCCCCGGCGCCTTGGACATCAACAGTGACAGGGATATTACCAACAGCTGAGAAGATACTCTTCGAAACACCGTTAACAGTTACAGTGACCTGGACGTTACCAACACCCCCGTCCTTGACCACTGACGGTTGCAGATTAACTGAGAGAGTATCTGATATGAAGAACTCTCTCTCATTGAAGTCTGTAATAGTCAACCCTGCAACCAGGGAGTCTGTTACAAACCACAACCGTTCTACGACTGTACCCTTATTGGGAGTAGGCTTGTACCCTATTGGGCCAGGACGTAAGCCCAGTCGAACGTATCGAGTATTTGATCTACCGTTGACGGAAACTGTTACAGGAATATTGCCAACAGCTGAATTGATCGATTGGCCAACGCCAGTGACAGCTGAGACACGACACAAGATGTCCCCGGCCGCAGAAGCTATACTAGCTCCTGCGCCAGAGACCGAAATAGAAGAGCTTATCGAACCTACACTAGATGTAGCTCCAGCTACGCCTGAGACCGCAACGGAGCATACAATGGCGCCAGCTGCCGACGCGAACCTTGGTTGGAACGGTCTAGCAGATACACCAGGTGCAAGTCGTACCTTCCGTGGCATCAGTCAAAGGTGATTACAGTTGACGGCGTCAACTGCGGAGTAACACCTGCTGCTACCGCGATGTTCGGTGTGACTGTACCAGACATCAGCAACTTGCCAGCGCCACTGTTGGCAGTACCGATGCCCAGATGGGTAACAGTAGCTGTGCCAGACGTGCACTGTGGGAAGTTAATGTTGGCAACTGGCGAGACGCTGTTACCTGTAACAGTCCATCCACCAGAGGTACGAGCAACTGCTGTACGGCCGTAGCTACCATAGGTAGTTTCGTTGGTAGTCTGGTCGCCAGCTTCACCGGGATCTGCCGTGTGCAGAGATACCTGCAGATTGGTCAGAGGCGAGGAAGCTGCGTTGTCCGCAATGTTGGCAATTGCCGTTGCATTGAAGATTAGCTTTGCCAGATCATTTTCAAAGGTATTTCCAAGACTCATGGGGCTGATCCTATATGGGGGCTGTGATCACGGTGAGAGTAATCGTCCAAGCCTCACCGGCAGGCTTGGTACCGAAACCAGCTATGGTCCTACGAGTAGCCATGTAGTCCCCAGCTGGTGAGTCGAAAAGAGCCAACTCATTCCACGCGAACGAGGCTTCTCCTGGTTGAAATGTCGTCTTGTAGTCAATGGTGTTGGCAGTACGAACAGGAGCTATACTTACGAGCTTCCTGAATTTGTTCGATCCCTGCAGATCTACCTGGTTACTGGCAAACGCTGCAGACGAGTCGCCAACCCCAATCCTAGAGTTGGCCTGATTAAATGCAGGCACTACGGCATCGCCCATGAACAGGCTAGCTATAGCGATAGTGCCTTTGTCAGTGGTTGGCATGGCGCTTGTAGATCACTCTGGTTACTTTACCATCCCACTCAACGATCTCTCGGCATCGAGGGTGGAGTTCTGGGAGATTGGGCATAGGCACAGGTTCTTCACCATCCCACTTGACGATTCGGACAGACCCGACGTGAGGAACCCTGAGCGTTTCTTGAACAGCTGTCACAGGAAGATCAGGGTATCACCGTTGGCCGGTATATCAGTCAACTGACTGACCGTCCAATGTGCCCTGCCTCCGGATAGTGCGTACTCATTCACCGTAGCGCGTTGTCCTGCCAGAGCTCCTGTGAGCCAGTAGGCTTCGCGACCGATGTAGTGGTGCAGAGTAGCTTCGGTAATTGCTGAAGTCTCGAACTCAGTGCTCGTCGGACTGAAGCCTGCGTTCGTAACCGTATCAAAGAGAACAGTATCGACTGAACGTTGCAGGTTTGTAGCAGAGGCTGCTGAGTTCAAGATACGAACCAGATTGGCATCGATCTGACCGTTGGCAGCTTGATTGAGCTGACCAGCACCGGTGCCTCGGGTGTACAGGCCTCCAGCCGCCTCAGCTGCTGCATTTGGTAAGGCTGTAAGGCCGAATCGTACGCTGTCGCTCAGGTCTGGTTTGATCAGAGCTGATGCGTTACCGAAAGTGTAGATGGTCAGCCATTGATCCTCTACAGCCTTGGTAGCCGCGTCTATGACCTGGATATTGACCTCAGCTGCACTGAGCTCAGTGTTTGTGACTGTCAGAGTCCACCCAGCGGAACCTGTGCCACCTACAGCTGATGGGTTATTCGTAGTGTTAGCGAAGTTACCCCCATCCTTGGAGATCTTCGTATCACCGGTGGCAGGGGTCCAGTCCGCTGTAACCGCAAAGTCCACCACCGCCC